TTAGCGAAAGCTCACAATTCTGCGAAGACTCAGCAACTTTAAACTTTGCCCCACCAGAGGTGTTAGTACCACCGCCAACAAGGACCAGATTAGCCCCTGCATCCACCATCAGCATATGAGTTGCACCGTCACTCTCAACACGGAAGTCTACGTCTGCGGAATCTTGATTAAATACCGTTTCAGATGGAGAATGCTCTAAACGCTGTATGGATGTCCCATCCTTAAATATATAATGTTGAAATGCTCCATCTTCTGAGCCGTTAGAAACATCAGGTATATAGGTTATTATTCTAGAATAATCAATTTCTTCTCCAGCATCATTTTCAGCACTAAAAACTATTCGTCCTGCATTATCATTATCAGCAGGACTAGAAGAGTTACGAAATAAAGTTAACTGAGGACCACCACTACTATCAGTGTCAGTCGATTGTAAGATTAATTGCGGTCCATTGCCACTGTGCGTCATAGTAACAACTTGCTGAGTCATTGTAATGGTGTCTGAACCACCATCTATAACAAATGCATTCGCTTGTGCATTAGTTTCAACACGGAAGTCTACGTCTGCGGATTGATCATTAACTGAAACTTCACTAGCTGTAGTTTTAAATGTTTCTACATTACCTGCAATAAGTCTCATTTCATTTGCGTTTGAGAACTGAAATTGTGTATCAGTATCCCCTGTGTGAATCAGGTCAGCATTTAAATATATAGCATTGTTAAATATAGCAGAACCAGCGTCACTCATATCAAGGGTGAGGGCGTCTACATCACCACCATTATCATTGCCTCGAAAAACAATATCAGCATCTTGAGCAACTGTTTGAATACGCAAACCACCACTGACTTGCGTAAATCTAACATACTCTGAGCCACCATCTTTTAAGAATACATTTGCACCATCAACATCAAGGACGATATCGCCAGCTACATCAACCACTAGGTCGCCGTTAGGTGCTTCCATCCTTCCGTCTGTACCATTTGAATATATAGCTAAATCGGAACCACCACCAAAAATGATCCTGCTGTTGTCAGAAAGTTTTATGTCGTGATTAAAAATAGCTGTACCAGCGTCAGACATATCAAACTCTACCGCAGTCACCTCACTGCCACCATCATTACCAATTATTAGAATATCTTTGTCAGCAACTAAACTTTGAATAAAGAAATGAGAAGAAGAGTTTTTTAGTTTACCAAAAGTTACAGAGTCATCGGCTAAGAAAATATCTCCACCGTCAGCATTAAGTAAAATATCCCCTGCAACGTCTAGGGTTAAATCGCCAGAACTTACGTCAATTTCTTGACCATCTATTGTAATATTATCTACAACCACACCAGCGTTGGCTGTGACTACGCCTGTTACAGCAAGGGTTTCACCGATTGTGGCTAATCCGCCAATCGCCACATCATCCGTAACCGTCAGATCGTCACTAACTGTTAGGTCATCAACAACTGTAGTTCCTGCTAAGTTAACAGCAGTAAGAAGATCGTGAACAACACCACCTGATCCCAAGCCGTCTGTCGCAATAACTTTAGTCTGACCCGCAGGAATGATTACATTAGCGCCACTTCCGCATGTAAAGGTCAAAGCCGCAGCCGTTGCATTATACATGAACCAAGTTTTAGAAGAAGTGTTTGGCAACAGACTAACAGTACAAGCCTGACCGCCGCCTGTGAGCTTCAGCCCAAGGCATCTATCTGCGTCCAGCGCACCGTCTGCAATCGTAATGTTGTCGGTAGATGCGTTAGCAATAGCTCTGGTTCCCCAAGCAACTGCCTGACCGATTATTTCAAGGTTTGTGTTCGTTGTATCGCCCCAAGTACCAGACTGTTCTCCAGTGCCGATTTCCTCAAGGCGTAGATTGTTTACATATGTACTAGCCATGTTTTAATTCCTATGCTGCAACCTCACTCCAAGATATAGAGGAGGAAGGGTTAATTGGGTTATAGTTCGGATTTTGACTAGGAACAACATCGCTCCATACCAAAACCTGAATAGGCGTCACAGATGCCGTGGCAGAAAGCCCAGTAACATCTACATTTGCGTCTGCTGTAACAAGTGTGGAAACATCTCCAACTTGTCCAGTACCAGCTACACCCACTAAAGTCAGGTTCGCTGCTCCTACCACCGTAGCCGCGCCGGGAGAGCCTGTGGCTGCAATCCCCGTGACGGCTACATTGGCGGTTCCTGTAATGGTAACTGCGCCAACAGAGGCCGTTGACGCTAGGCCAGTTACAGGTTGTACGGCATTTGCCACAACAACAACAACATCACTAGCAACAGAAGCTGTTGCTCCGGGTACAGCTACATCGTTGCCCCAAGTGCCACCATTCCAGCCTTGGCTAGAAGAGTTCCACCCTAAATAGGCAACGACCATATCAGTCATTAGGCTATCCTAATAATCGCGTTACTTGCATCCGCTGTTGGAAATACAACAGTAAATGTGCCATTGCTGGCTGTTTTATCTGCACCAAAGTCCAGAACAATTACAGAAGGATCACCTGATGCTGTGTCGTTAAAGATTAAAGCGCCACGAGCCGTAAAACTTGCTGAACTAAAAGCAGCATCAGCGAAATCTGTTAATGCGGTAGTTCCAGAAGCTGAAGGGTTCACATTCGTTAAAGCCACACCCTTCGCAGAATATGCGCTACCAGCAGTGTTGCTGATTTCATTAGTGGAAGTGTACGCCGTAGTTGCCGCAGTAAATGTTGCGCTGTTAGTATAAAGTGCCAAATTAAACGTGTTACCGCCGCTGGCTAAAAAGTTGTGCTTGGCCTCAAGAAGCTCTTTCTTAAAGCTCGTACACATGAAGTTACCGTTAAAGGCCATGTCACAATCTCCTTATTAGTGATGCAAGCTCTGGGTGTCCTGCATCGGTTAATGCGTTATATACAGTAGTTCTGTCGTTTTGCACAGCATCAGCTAGATAAAACTCTATTAGTTTAACTATACGCTGTCTGAAGGCGTGTGCTTGTTGTTGAATTGCAGGATGAGCGCTATCAGAAACAGAAAGAATCTTATCTGCGCATCGCTCTGCAATCTCTTCAGGATTAAAGCCCCTTCCGTTAGAGGTGTGAACCTCTACTTTGTAATCGTCAGGTAGGCCAATATTCATACTAGGTATCATGTTTTCTCCCTTAGTATCATGCCAGTGCGATAAGCATCGGTGACTTCTTGCGATTCACCAAAGTTTTTGACACGAGACATCGCTTCAGTAAACCTTTGAGTGTAATTTTGTACTAAATCAGCCTCACCCTTCATAAACGTGTAAGCCTCAATCAGTGAGCCGTACAAAAGAGCTACAGAAGCGTTCGTACTTAACCAAGTTGTGCCAGAATCAGCACCAGCGGTGAGGCTGGCTGGTCTGTAGAAGTAGTGAAGCTCTACTGAATAAGCCGCATCAGGGGTTGGGGCCAATATAAAGTGAGTTATATCGTACTGAGCGTAGTATCTTGGCTCTCCAGTAGTAGCATTGTTCGGGTTGAATGACTGAAGGAAGTTAACGTCCTTAAATAACATAAATTCTTTAACGCTATCTTTGGTGTAAGACAGGCTAAAAGGGGCCAGAAAGTCGTTAGGAAGCGTAAGAAACTGAGAATTGGTGTTATCAGCAGAATATGGGGTAAGAGTACCTGTCTGATTCTTCCTAAAAACCTCAAGTTGAGCGATTTTTAATATTCTTTCCTCAGTATTCTTTATAAAAATGTCCAAACTATTCACAAAAGTTGTCTCTGTGTTCTCAGTATAGTTCTGAATAGCTGTTTTTAATTCTGCATATGTAAAGCTCATGATATATTCACCGTTACGCTACCGACTGAACCAGCCGCGAGTAAGTTATTAGGGGTTAAACCGCCGTCATCTGCCCGTCCTACTGGATTGTACCCCCATTGAATGTTTCTTTGTTCAGATAAATTCTGTTCTGGACGTGGGTTTCTAAGCGATTGTGCGTCAGGAACTGACCTTAAAGGCTCAAGTTGCGGTTCTTTCCTCTCCCACTCGTCTTTTCCCACTAAAAGGCCGTTCCACTCCCTTCTCATGTCTCTTAGGCGATAACGGAACCCTGAACGATCAGATATGCCGTATGCAAATTTGCCTGTGGCATATTTAGACATATCGGTAATTCCTTAAATCTGGAGCAACGCGGAAGGATGCACGATCTCTATCTTCGTCCATTGCGCGATTTAACTCCTCCTCATACACTGTTTTGAGCATTTGAACACGGTCTGGAGCGCGTTTTAAGGCGATATAATAGGCCAAACCAGCCGCTAAAGCAGGGTAAAAACGGAAGGGAACTTGGGTAGTATTGGTGTAAATATCGGCATCATCTATGCGTATTAGGGCGTCATATAGGACCACATCGGTACTATTATCGGGTAAAGGCCACAATTTAAGCACTGGATTTATCTGTCTATCAACAAAAAACTGTGTAGAGCGTCCAGTAGTGGTTTTTGTTGGAATACTGAGGTATTCATCACGACTAATGCGACTTAAAGAGAAATCAGTACCATCTCTGCGCACAACAAGGGATAATATGTCGATTACATCAGCCCCTAGAGACTCATCACCATCTCCAGAGGTTACAGTGAAGTTTCTTTGCGCAATAGTCCATTGATTAAGGCCACGATTGGCCCAATCAGCAAATAAAAGGTTCAAAGAGCGCTTTGCAGTCTTTAAATCGTACCCTGTTCGCACCTCTAAGCCGCAACGCTCGAAAGCCTCTTCAATGTAGTCTGCTACATCTAATTCAAAGTCCTTGGAGCCTGATACGGTCATGTCATTCCTCGTTATAAAGGTTATCGAAAACCTTGTTAACATCTAATGTGTAGTCTAAATCAGATTTAGAATAATGTATATGCTGAGATGGCTTGAAATCAGGAGCGCCTTCTCCCGTTTGGAACCACGCAGGGTGCGTTACGCGCACACGATTGTTAGGTAAGGCAACAATATTGCCCGTCCATTCACCAGCATCTAATAGCTGAAGTACATGGTTTTGTTTATGCTGCGCTGGATCATCCGCAACCTCGCTATCGGTGTAGTCAACGGTAAATAGATACTTTGCAGCGTGCATTTCACCATTAATTTTCGCCATCCACGGGCAAGGAGTGGTTCTATCCATAACATAGACAGAATGAGTATGAGAAGCGCAATCCCAAGGCTGTGCGTCATATGTTTCCATAGGTTCAGGCCATTCTTCTAAGGGAATGTCACCTACAAGTGCAGTTATTGGCATTCTAGCCCACATTGCACCACCATGCACTGTGTCTTCATCTTCGCCTTCGGCCTCATTTCCAGTAAATATAACCTGAAAACTCAAGCATCTGTTTGGTATTGTTGTTACACCAATGACCATAGCGTGCAGGAATTCGCCGTGATAACCCTCGTGGTTGTGAGTATATTCACGACGAACCCATGCTTTAAAATAAGGTATATTGCTGTGTAAATAAGCCATTTATTATGCTTTTATTACCTTCATACCCATTTTCTTAGCGGCGGACCTAAGTTGTGCAACTGTCATTTTACCACCAGCGGCTCCACCTTTGGACATACGGCGAACTGTTTTACCGCCTGCTGATCCACCTTTGGACATTTTCTTAACTTTACCACCGTTTCGGTAGCCTTTTTTCTTCATAGCCATGATAAACTCCTTATGATTGGCTTACAGCGCCTCGTGTGCGCTTTCTTCGGTTGGACATTATTTTACCGCAACCTCTTGCAACAGCAGTGCCGGGTACACTTTTGCCACCAAACTTACGTTTAGATTTACTCTCTATGATACCACCACCATTCTTTTTTACAACTTTGGCTCTTTTGGTATTAGATACCACAGTTTTCCCTTTTGCTCCCTCGCGTTTTTTCTTTTTAGCGGTAGAGGCACGTTCTTTTTTAGACAAACTTTGTGCTTTGCTACGAGGCAAACAACGATCAGGGTTTTTTTTATTCTTAGATGTACCGCACTTACCTTTTATCTTACCGTCAGTGCCGATACGAACCCAATCTTGATCTACCCAATCTTTAAGCGCACCCATTAGCTTTTCTTCTTTTTCTTACCCTTTGCGCCTTTAGCGTAATTAGGGTCTTTGCAGTATTTAGAAGCCGCCATATTCGCGTAAGCACTTGGGTATGTATCAAATGTTCGTTTAGCCCATGCTTTTCCAGCAGGACATATTTTACTGCCTTTAGA